CATCCGTGGGTACAACAGCACGCCCGTCGCACTGCCGTTGGCAGCCAGGGCCGCACCGGGAGCGACGAGTTCAAGGGCCTTGTCAAAAACTTGTACTGACACAACTAGTCCTTTCTATATGCATTGCATAGGATATGAATATATAGTTTCAATCATGCAACTATAGCAAAATCCTTAATTCCGCGAAGTCGGGCCATCGCTTTCCCGGAATAACATGCAATGCCGGCATACCACTCCACGCGGGTGCGCAGGACCGGCTTGGTCTCCAGCTCCCCCAGGTCGCGCACATCGACGCCTTGGTTCTGGATCCCCACGAGCGCGCCATCGCCAAAGCTCACGGCGTAGATGCTGGTACTCGCCGCCGCGCCGCCGCCAGGATTGGCCTCCGTGAACGGGAGGATTGCTGTCCCGGTGCTGTCCTCCTCCACCTGGAGGATGGGTATCCCGTTATAGCTCATGATGCGTTGCCCGAACTCACTCGGATCCCACGTAATAAAGCCGCCGACCGCCGTATTGCGGGCGGCTTGTGCCAGCCGCATCGCCATCGTTTTATTCATAATGAGATGGGTAGGCGTATCCACACGGGAGATGAGCGTGTCCAGTTTGAACAAGGACAAGGCATCCCCGCCGGACGTCGCACCGGCATCCAAGAGTTGCGACGACCCAACGGGGATGCGGCGCTGGAGCCCATCAAACTCGCGGGGGTCAGCAGATGAATCCCCTTTGAGAAAGGCGAGCGTCCAGCGGTGGGCGAGGGCTTTGACTTTCATGCCTTCCTGCACCGAGCGCTGATTGGCCCCCATGGTTTGGACAATAAACCGATCGACGTCGAGATCGCCGCCCGCAATGGCGAGGCTCTCCGTGATGGGATTGAGGACGCCCACCGACTCCGGGAACGCTTCGTTCACACCTCGGAAGCCGACACCAGGGAGTGTGTCTTCTCTGTTATATTTCAATGCATTACCGGGAATATCTTGGAACGGGAGAGTCCGGAGGACATCGGAAGTCCGGGCATACATCTCAACAATAGCAGACCGCAGCACATCGCCCGGATTGAGCTTGGCGGCTTCAACGATGGTCAACGCCATACACGAGTCCCTCGCAGGCACACGTCAGGGGAGTGCGAGCGCAGAGACTCAGGACGCCACCGGACAGCTAGGGCGACCGCTGCTGGCCTGCTTGGGCAGCACGAAAGGCACTCAAGCGCTCGACGGGATTGGTAATTTTGGACCAGTCTTGCCCTTGGCCAGGCCCGCCATGATGCGCAGGGGCTCCCCCCCCGGCAGACGGACCCCAGAGATGCGGGGCCACCGGCTTCAGCGACAGTCCCCACTCCTCGGGGCGCAGGGGACTAATGCCATCTTTGCCGTAGCGCACTTCGCCATCGGGCTTTTTGCTCACGGGGACGCCGTCCTCATCCAAGGCATTAAAGATCGCCATGCCGCGCTGCACGAAATCATCCATGGCCTTCTCGTAGACATCGGCCGTCACGCCGGCATGCAAGAGCGCCGTGCGAATGCGGTCTTGCTCCCAGCGCCGGCGCAAGTCTTCGGCCGTGCTTTTGAGCTGCTCCGTTTCGCGCGTCTTGGCAGAGAGCTGCCGTTCATGCTCCGCCTTCATGCTTTCCGTGCGGCGCAACACGAGGGCTTCAATCCCCTGTTTGTCGTAAATGTCGGCATCATCGAGCCCCTTGACGCGCTCACGCAGGCGCGCCACCTCGTCGGGCTCGATCCCCTCGAACTTGATCTTCAGCTCGCTGCCCACCTTCTCGGCGTCCCGCCGCAAGGTGCGCTCTTGATTCAAGGCATTCTTCAGTCCTGTGACATCTTCGGTCGGCGGATCCGTTTGCAGGACCCACGCCCCGTCTTTCTCGATATAGTGCTCCCGCAAGATATCGGGAATTTCGACATCACTCTCAAACCGCTGACGTATGGCCATAGACCCTCCCGGTCGCTGGCGTCGCCCACGCATCCCACGCAGGCTGGAGGCACAAAAAAAGGCCGAACAGCTCCCCCAGGGCATACCTGGGACTGTTCGACCCTTATTATATAGGGCTGCCGAACCCGCAGTCCTCTCCGCTCAGGTAGACAATATGGCAACGACTATAAACGACACACGTTCGCAATGTCAATACGAAATGCGACTGCCCTTGATCCGTGGGGACTTCTGCGCGTGGGGTGCCTGAGGCGTCGGGCGTTCGTCGAGCTGAAAGCGGGCCGTAATCTCAATCTCCCAATGGCCTTGGCGATTGGTGTTGAGCACAATGCGAAACGTCTCGTCCGGCAACGCTTCGAGCTGGTGCAAGAGGGCAGCGGGCAGCGGTTTCATCGCGTGCTCCTATAACACAGGCAGCACGAATTCGAGCAGGACGACATAGGCCCCTGGGACGGTAAAATCTTGTTGCCAGCGCTCCTGAATCGCCCCCTCGGGCCAGATGCGGCTTTCCTGAAGGTACTCGCGCAACATCGGTCGGTCGGGAAATGCCCGCATCAGCCCCGCCGACAGATGCAGCGTCATCATGAGCGTCGTCGGAACCCCAGTCATGCGCCCAGTTCCTCCAGGGTTAAGGCCCGGCCACTGGCGGCGTCGAGCAGTTCGGTGAGCGTCAACTTCCCTTCGCGAAACAGACGGGCCCGCACCGGCCCCAGCACCTCATCCTGGAGCGTCTCCCCCCGGCGCCGCAGCCACGTCGCAAAACTTTCCTGGGCCACGCCGCCCCCTGCTGCCAGCACGGGATGGATGTCAGAGCGTCACCGTATATGATACGGTATTCCTGACAAATACGGCAGGTCATGCCCAATCGGCTCATGCGTCTCCGCCGTAAACCGCTTCCCGTCCCGCGCGACACAGATGAGGGACGTCTTCGTATCCCGGAGACTGACGTGCTGGAGCACAACCTTCTTCGCATTGACGTCGGCTACCGCGACATGCGCTTCGCCGACCGCATTGGTCACTTGGGTCGCGAGCAGCCGCGCGGCATTCTGGCGGGCCTGCTCCATCAAGCCATTGCGAAAGTTTTGGGCAGACGTGCCGCGCACCCGGGCCACCATCTGTGGCAGGGGCTCTTCCAGACTGGCACTCACGAGTAACTGATCCCGCAGCCGTTGCGCGAGGCCGGCACCTTGCCGCTGCCACCACTCTTCGCCGGTCGCGCTGTCCTCCGTGGGGCGTGTGGGCGTGGGAATGCGCGTATCGGTCACCGCCCTCCGCACCGTCGCCTCACTCGGGAGCGCCTCGATGGTCTCGTCTTCCGTTGCGGTATTCACGAGGCGACGCACAGCACGGACTTCGGCGAGTGCGAGCCGGATGAGCGCGGCGGTCGTCAGCGCCTCGATCCGGGTGTAGCGCGTCGTAATGAGGGGTTCGATCTCCTCCTCCATTAACGTCTCGATGGCACGCAGGCGCCGGGACAGCAGCACGAACTCGGTTGGGTCCCCGGCTTTCAGCGCCGCCACGAGATCCGCTTCGAGGAGCACTAACGCCGCCCAGATGTCACGGCGCAGCTTGGTCTCAACGCGGCCAATGTCAATGAGCCGCTGCGTCAAGGCGTCCACAATCGCCTGGTTGATCGTCGCCATGGGCGCTACGCTACGGGTTCCGGCGGTCGCTCGGCCACCGCTGTCGCCCCAGAAGGTCCTGGCTGCTGCACGATCCCTGAGGTCCAGCGACTGAGCTCCACATCCACGCGGGCCAGCAAGCGTTGTAACCGGGTGCCATGCTGCACCAGGTGATCATCGGCGCTCGGATGGAGTTGGCCCAGCAGCGCCTGCACGGCTTGCGACTCTTCAGGCGTGGGTGGCGGTTCACTGCGCTGCATCTGGCCCTTGAGATTGTCTTGCAGCCGATACAGCGCATCCTCATAGGACGTCGCCGCCGCGGCAGACGCACTGTCGAGTTGTTCGAGACAGGCGCGAACGAGGGCTTCGGTTTGGGGATCATCAGCCATGCGCTAGGGTCCTTTCTCTGTTTCAAGTCGATCGAGATGCTCCTGACAGACAGCC